AACTTTCTCTAGGCCCACGTAAGACTTCAAAAGAGCATCAGAGTTAATCGTACCGTCCGGATTTTTAAACTTATCCGGGACTTCTACAACCTCAGGACCTTGTCCGGTATTGGCCGGGGGCTGCTGTGCGGCTGCTTGCGGCAGTGTCGCTGCCGCCGGCGGCTGTTCGGTTTGCCCGCCAAACAGCGTTGCGGGGTCGGCTCCCTCAAGTATCGCGTTCAAAACAGCTGGATCGCGCTGCGCCGGTCCTGCTATCTGCGCCGGACTGGATTCCGGTGTAGGTGATGTTACAACTACTTCCGGTGCGGGCGGCGCCGGGCTTGCGCTTGAAACGGAGTTATCGACTAATTGGCCATCCATAAATTAAACTACCTCCTGTTTGGCGGCTCCCCCAAAGGGAGTTGTCGCCTTGTTTTTGAGTATAAAAAAACCGCTGTTTTAAGCGGCGTTTTCACCATTTCCATCGTCCGATGGTACAGGTGCATTCTGCTGCCCAGCAGCCATTTGTTGCTGGACAGCCATTTGTTGCTGCATCTGCATCATGGCCGCCTGCTGCAGGTATTGTAAATGCATATCGACGTGTGCGGTAAACATTTGATCAGTAATCGGATCCTGCGCTATGAGTTCCTCATAATCAGTAGTCAGTCGGTACTTGTTATGCCGTGAAATGTGCATAACATGGTCATCGAAACTTGCCGGCTGTGTAAACTGGCCTTTTTCAAGCATCCTGTTTTCACGCTCGGCCTTACCGAGGTGAAGCTGTTCCTCATCGTCTGCGCTTTCCCATTCACCGAACTCGATAATCTCAAATATCTTGCTCCGCATTTCCCGGTCAATCCTGCCCGTTTCGGGATCATTCATGAGGCCTGATTTAATTAAATCAAATACCATGGCCCGTCTTTGAATCGGACTTTCGGTCATAGCCGAAGCGCAGTCAAGTATAACATCATCAGCGTGCAAATCTGAGCCTGTCCAATCAATGACCTCGGCCACGTTGTCTTTGCCTATTGAGTGCAGAGTCCGCGGCAATGTAACAAACTGGCGGTTAAGCCGTAACTCCATTTTGCCTCCCTGAATCATAAACCTGTCAACATTGTCAGCGGTATTGGAAAGCCTGGTATCATCCTGCTCTTTTAATAGGCCGATCGCCACACCGGAGTTAACCCCAGACGGCACAGAACTGTCACGGCTTACCTCTGAAACACCGGAAAGGATTGCGAATTCACTAAGCAAGGTTTGTTCTTCAGTCTCAAAGGCAGCCGGCAGTGGCGGGTTACGCACCATCTCCGGCAACCTTGTACCCCTACGGTAGGTATGAATTGCCCCGGGCATCCCGGCCTCCACCGCAAACTGACTTTCATCCACCGATTCCTCTTCGGTAAACCACTGGCCTATAGCGCAGCGGTTAAGGTACTCAGCTTTGCGGTTACGAAGCGCATTGTACCTGCGCTGAACAGGGATCAGTCTTTCCAGCACCGTTTTGCCCCAGAAACAGCCGGGCCTTTGTAGACATACCAGTTTGACAAAGGGCAGGCCTGGCTTTTGATCGTCGTCGACCATAAACGGCAAAGGTCCTGCGTGCAGCAACTTGCCGTTTGCGATAACAATAAAGCGCCCCTGCGGGTATTTTTTGGACGGGCGCTCGCTGTATTCTTTGACAATGGCGTGGTTCTCCAGCTTGACCGTGTGCATCCTGAAACCGCCCTGGCCATATCCCAGGCCTCCGGTACCAATCATGCTCTTCTGGAGTTTCTCTGCCTCTGCCTTCTCGGGGGACACTCTGACGCCCCACTCCTCGAAGATTTGATCAACATGGATAGCCCGGTGGTGGATGATGCTTTTGCATGAATCGACGTCCTGGTGGTAGCATGAATCAGGAAGTATTTCCTGCGGCGGGCAGACAATGGTTTCCGTGCAGCCCTCGTAGACTTCTTCCTGCGTGGCCTCCCCGGTTTCGGGGTCTTGGTTTTGCATAACGCCGATGACGGCCCCTGCTTTAGGGTTCCATATCCGCTTTTCCAGAACAGTGCCGCACACTTCCATCCAGGACAGCTCTTCGTTGTACTTGTCGCGCATGTTCTGGTCATCGTAAGAGGTTTTCAGGATATGGCTACCTACCTTGGCGCTATGTACGTCCTTTTGCGCTGTAGTACCTGGTCGTACCTTCAATAGTGACCGGATTCTCTTCAACTTGCTTATCCGGGCCTCAATGTTAGGCGCGACGTGGTTAAATACTTCGCGTTCTTCCCAGTCGTACAAGATTGGCTGTTCCTCCAGGGCCATTGAAGCCGTATTGATGTCTACAAACTGGTTGCCCTCGTAAAAAGCAAGGTTAAGCCGCCACTGGATCTCAAACGGCCGTCTCTCTTCAATGCGGCGCTTATACTCTTTGTCCACAAACTCCACCAGGTCGTCATTAAAAACAGGCGGCCCTTCCCTGCCCCCTCCAAAGACTTCCGACAACTTATTCCCCCAGCCAGAAGCCACGTTTTTAATTGTCTCCAGCATCACTTCACCACCTCATACTGCCGCTTAATATTCTCCCTGATAGGATTTGCCGACTTAGGTGGAGGGCGGCTGTTGGTCGCCACCTGGTACTCAGTCAAATCCCGCGCCATAATCCTGGTTAAAAGGTCCTTGCGCTCCTGTTTGTGCTGAAAAACCGTCCAGACATGCAGGGCTGCAATACCAACCAGGGCTGCTGCCAGGGTGTACTCGGTCAATCCTGCTTCACCACCTTATGTTTACCGCCAATATGCCCGTTTAGCGCGGCAATGCTGGAAGCCTCATAATCGCAGTGAGGGCACTTAAATACAGCAAGCGGCTCTCCGGGATCTGTGGTTGAATTGCCGCCCGGTCCTCCGGCAGGTTCCGCTGTTACCACTGGCGCCTTGTCCTCCAGCAGCGTCCCATCCGATAAGTAACCGTGTTCCACCAGGAGATTCCTGACCTCTTCCTTGTCCATGGTATCCAGGAGATTACTTAGCACGTCCTTCGATTCCGCAGACGGAAAGAGCCTGTCAAAGATTTCGTCCCTCTGCGCTTCCGGCAGCAGGTTAAATGCCTTTTCCACATCAACATGGACCAGCAGGGCATCCGGCAGGTTTTTTACCACGCTGATAGCGCAGTCGTGGCACAGCCGCAACGATCCGGGCATGACCAGGGAACTCTCCTGTGGCCGGCCCAAAAGCCAATTAGTGCGTGTCGTGCAATTAAACATTTCGCAAAAGGTTGATTTGAAAGGATTTTCAAATATCTTGGGATTTTCGCTCATGTATAAGCCTCCACTAAATCGTAGGTACTCTCGAAGATATCAGGTTTGCAGGGATAAAATTCACCCTTGACGCCTTTGATAATATAGTCGTTTTCAGACACTTTCATGGTGCCTTCCAATGTTTTGACCTCACCCTCAATAACGTCACCGCTGTATTGACTCCATAAGATAACATGGCCAGATTGTATGGCCTGCTTTAGCCAGGCCGGCTCCTTTTCTCTGCAAAAATTACCTTTGGTAAACTGATAAGCCTCAATCACCACTGGTTTCTTCCTGTACTTTGGCATAAGCGCCTCCTACTCTTCGTCGATTTCCATGTCAATGTCAAAGAATTCGTCGTCGCAATCGCAGTTGCTGCACAACTTTAACCGGCCTCCTTTCTATAGAATGTTCGCTTATAATGTCAAAAGCGAACATTACTACTTTAAATTCCCACCTTCCTCATCCTGCCGCCCGGCCCCCGGCGCATCTTGGCCAGCTTCTCTTTGTCTTTTTGGATCGTGCTCTTCTCTGGTTCGGGAGGCTTGCTCTTTTTCAAGTGGTGCGCTATGAGGCCGTAAATCGCCCCTTTAAAGGGGTTGGTGTAGATGTGTGGCTCTTCTGATACCTTTTCGTTGTCCTTATCGTCCACAACCAGCTGCGGGAGCGCCTCAATGAGCGCCGTGCAGGTGTTGAATATCTGCAACCTGGCCGTTGTGCGCCCCGTGTTCTCGTCAAGGTATGGCTTCAAATATTCGTGCATGATGGCCTTTTGCAGGATCCGGTCCGTCTTTGTGTCCCGTGGCGGCTCGATGCAACTATGCAATCCTCCCTCGGCGTAGCAGTCAATGATAGACTTGCCATCAGAGGGGTTGCTCTTAGATGCAAGGCCACGCCCTAACTTGTTCCAGGCGTCGCGGCCAACCACCGTCATTGAAAAGCTCTCGGCGACCGGTCTCCCATCGTTGTCATAGTCCGGCTGCCCTGTCTCAGTGCCGACTACGGACATTTTGATAACCTGCCGGGCCTGGTCACTATATGTCACCCGTGGATCCTTTTCGGTGCGGGTGTACTCTCTATAGATATACACTTGACCATCTGGGCTGACTGCATACCAGCAAAAGTAGAAAGAATCCGCATACCCAGGGTCGTTGCCACGCCATCTGCGCCACCAGGGCGGTATCTTGAACGGCCGGCAAACGTGGATACTTTCAGTAAACTCCGGGAAGGCTGTGCCC